GTTGTCCCTGATAGATTGGAACATTTGTGAAAACAAAATTATTTCCAACTTTTGATGTAGTAGTAGATTCTGTCGTAACAAACTTGTATGATACGCCATCTAATTGTGAAGATGAGAATGCGTATCCTCTAGGAAGTGTTAATGATCCTGGTGTAGCATTTGTAGTTTGAATAGTTACATTAACAATTGCTCTTGGTGCTCTAGCTGAACGTGGTGTATATCCAACTCGTTTCGCATGTGAAACAACTGAGTTTCTAAGAGAAGCACTATCCAGGAATGCTTCGTTGGCAATCATATTTAGGTAATATGCATTGTAATGGGTATTGTATGCTAGAATGTCCAATAGAACACTTAAGCCAGAACCTTCAAAATCATAGTCTTGAAATTCAGTTTGTTGTCTTAGAAAATTTCTAAGATTAGTTTTGATAGAATCAAAATCTAATTCGGTTACGGTTAAACGGTCAGCCATCTTATCTGTCTCGTTGTAAGAAGAAGTTTATTGTTATTGGGTCTGTTCTATTGACTATCAAAAATGTCATACCAATACTGTAAGAATTGTTTTCATAATCTGGCGATACTGCTACGCTTTTCACGATAACTCTTGGCTCATAGTTTTCTAAAGTCTGCACAATCTCACGCTTCAATGCGGAAGATGTTATGGAATCCATGTTTTCAAATAGCAAGTTACGAACACCGGATCCCAACTGTGGCTGGAAAGGTCTTTCATAGCGAGATGTGGATATCAGATTCTTAACTGAATTGATTACCGCCATCTCGTCCACGTGCTTATTTACATCCTTTTTTATAGGATGAGCAGTAAAAGACAAATCCAGGTCTTTATATTTTCTTGTTGTTGCGGATACTACTGTGGCCATCTTTTATTTATGATGTAATTCTACTAATAAGTTTATCTGTTCCTATATAATTTTCTATTAAAGCCGTTTGAGACTGTCCCATTGAAGAAAACTGCCTAACTTTTGCAAAGTCGTCCATCAGAGTTCTACTGTTGTTATAAAAATTCTCATCATGTACTTTTCTTGTTTCCATGAGAATTATAACATTTGCTAAATTATTATAAATTGTATTAGCTTGTGGTAATGTCAAACTGCAAGATCCTCCACCGGAAATGCTTGTTGAAAGTATTACCGTATTTGCAATGATGTTTGTGTTTGCTTGAGATAATTCTGGATCAACAAAGAGACTGGTAAAACTGCCAAAAATTGGAGCAGTATTTTGAATTCCATCAGTCTGATAAATTATATACATTAATCCTTTTGCAACAGCCATTGCGTTTTCATAATAAGGTTTTGCTTGAGCAGCCTCTGGATTACTCGTTGCATCGGTTTGATAGCTTGTAACTCCAGAAATTCTATTTGTATGTGCCACAAAATTGGCAGAATTATTGTATAAATTTGAAGATACATTTATTGAAACAATGTCAACTACCATGTTTAATTTATCTTGCACACCCACATTTGTGTAACTTGAAATTGTAAGTATTGTGTCTCGTAATGTATTTGCAGAATTTAAAATATTAGCTACCGAAACCGAAGTTGGATTTTTAAAGTAACCACTAACAGAATTATTCGCAATATCCCCTGATTGCCAGTCAGAAATTATAATCGGAACACTATTCAAATGTTCTTTTGCATCTACGGACAAATCTGGTATATCACCTCTGGTGTCTGTATAATTGTATCCTAATTTTTGAAATAATTTAGCCATAGTATTTTTTCCTAATCAAGCACTTAAAAATTTACCTATTACAGGTCCAGCTTTTGGATGAGTGTGAGTATTATAAATCAAAGAATTGATTGTGTCAAACATGAAAACTGCCGATGAAACTCCAATACTCGCATATCCAATATTACCAACAAAGAAATTTCCTATTGGTGCATTTACGGACACTAATGATGTGATTGGTCCAACAGTAGTAATGGATCCTGGAGTCGCAACTGGAGTTAATGGTGTTGGTAAGCCTAATGATAATCCACCAAGAGAAGATGTGAATCCATATGGACCAGCAAAAACACCCATTTTTGCATTTACTCTTGATTCAGCCGTAAGTGTGTCGCAAGTAATTGAACCGTGAATGAATAAATCTGATCCTAAATTTAAACTTTGCGCTGATGATAAACTCAAAGAACCACCAAATTTTTCACTTGCGCTAATGCTAACATCTTTACTACCAGAAAGTGAAAGATTTCCAGCACTCAGGACATTCATTTTTCCTTTTACTGCAAGATTATAATCTCCGCCAACTTCTTGATTTAAATCTCCATCCACTTGCATATTACAATCGCCCTTAACAACAATGTTACATGCACCGCTAACATAAATGTTTTTCTTACCGATTGTAATATCAAAGCCTTCACCAAAAACTTTTACAACTTGATTTCCGTTTGGATGCATCTCAATAAAGTTTTTAGATTTTCCATGTTGTATGCGTACCCGTTCTCTTCCTGGAGTATCATCTAATTGGATTGAATGCGCCGACTCACTATCCCACGTTTGATTGTATGGATATAATGGTGGATTGTCAACCGATGCTGGAGATGGCGGTTCTTGAAATAAATTAGTTGATGGATTAGAACTAAGTGCACCAACCACTTGTTCATATGATTTAGTATAGTCGCTATTTGTTGTCATAATTTTTTAAGGCGTTTTTGATTTTTGACTTGGCGCACTTGGAACTTGTAATCCTGGTGGCACGGAGCCAGTGTATGAAGTAATTGTCGCATTAGCTTTGGTAACTTCATCTTGAGTTGTTGGTACAAATAAACCAACTGTTGATGAGGCTGCAATTCCTACGGCTAAACCCGCAACAGTAGCAGATGCTTTTAGCGCATCTTTAGTAGCTGAGGCAACATCTTTTATTGCTCCTGCCAATTCAGTATAACTTTTTCCAATATCAGACGGAGAAATATATGTATCTACTGGCGCATCAACTGAAGATACATTTCCATCAGTATCAGTAATTAATTGAGAGCCATCTCCAAATGTTTGTATAGAAGACCCATCATCAAATGTTTGTATTCCTTCTGTCCATGTTGGAGTAGTTGGTGCAGACTCGGTCCACACTTCACTAAAAATACTTCCTAAAGATGATAATAATTTATTTAAACAGTCTCTCAACATTTCTAAATATTTTTTTGGCAAACTAAGAATCCATTGAATGAGTGCTCGGATCTTAACTAATACAGCAAGAACATATTTTTCAAATTCTATAATTGGTTGAATGTATTCCCGATTGATATAATTAATGTACTCAGCTATAGACTTTAGCATATTGATAACTGATGAAAAAGAACCGGATGGATCACTAAAACCCAGCAATCTCATAATGGATCTAATTCCCTCTCTAATCCATTTTGCAATTCCTTTTAAGAATTTTTTTAGTCCAATATTTTTCTTCAAATCATTTGCAAAATCACAACTATGCACCAACTTATTATTTGTTACATCAATGCTTGTTCCTGCAATTTTTCCCATAGCCCAAATTGATGTTGTTGGTGTGCCTTCTTCTCCAAAATCTCCCGTGTTATACAGTAAGGTGTAATCGGATAGCGATGCTTCTTCAACCGTGGATGCTAAGAATGGTTTAAATGTTTGTGCGCTCATTTTTTATTCTCTTGATGATATAATCGTAAAATTCCATCCAACACATCTCTATAGCAACAATCAAGTTCAGAATGGGATTCTTCTAGTTTAATATCAGTATGGCAATGACAATCTATAGACTCTATTTCTTTTAAAAATTCTTCGGTCGTAATTATTCCAGCAATATATTTCTCATGCGATATGGTTGCCTTTGCAGTCAAAATGTGCAAATCAATTAAACTTTGACTCATTTTGATATCATTCCGGGTAAGAAGCCAATCATCACTGGTTGTTGTGCAGTTTCGCCATCCAAAAAGAATCCAACAATCCAATCATTTAATTTGGGTGCTGAAAACATTTTTGATGTATTGATAGCATACATTGGATGCGCCCAAGGCAAACCCTCTGTTGGAAGTTGAGACTTATCTGTGTTATGCCAACCCAGTATTCTAACTTGACACCTTCCCATAGCCAATGGGTCTAGTCTATTTTCAACTATGCCAACCCACCATATGAAACCATTTTTGCCAGAAAAATTATTATCCATAGAAATCTGCTAAATCATTTTGTTGTTGTGTACTCAAGTAAACTTTTTCACGAATTGAGGAATCTGTGGCCACTTCCAGAATAGTTTCATGTTTGTCATAAGTAATCATCTGTCTTGCGGCTACAATCAAATATTTACCACTTTTTGATTTGTCCATATTATCTAGAATTTTTTCTGAAGATTGCTCACTAATTGTCGGAACTGTTATGTTTACATTTGTGCCAGAAATCAAATCAAAATTTCCTGGCATAACAACTTTCAATCTTTGATTCATCAAATTACGCATGGCAGATTCTCTTTGTATCACATAGTTATATGTATCATCATCCGCATCAATAGATTTTGCATCATTTTCTTTCACATACTCATTCTTTGCTTTAAAAATTCCTGTTGGGAAAAAAACTTTCCTTGAATCAAACATCTCAGTATTTTTAATACCATCTTTATTTTTAACAACGCCAATATTTGGAGTTTTGTTTGCATGTTTGCCCGTTGAATAAACATCATCAAAATTTACATTTCTTATCGCAACTTTTCTTGACATAATATCAAATCCAATAAAAGTTCCAGCATAAACTCCGTGCTTAATATTTTTATTCAAATCAAATTGAGAAACAACTTCAAGATATCTAGCTCCCATCATTTCATTTTTTTCTGAATCTGGCAATGCTAAATTTTTTGGCTGATAGTTTATATCATGTATTGCTTTTTGTCCTAACATATTTGAGATAGTTATAAAGTTATATCCTATCTTATTTTCAAAGAATAAAAATGTTGGTGATAAGTCATCATTAACTGCTTTTTTTGAACACCAATCTAAGCACTCAAAAGGAGTTTTATTGGGCAAAACAACAGTTCTCACTCCTTTTGTAGTTTCAATAAGACCCACTCCTTGAGAATTTACCGACAAATAATTTTTTAAGATATCACGAACAATATTATCATAAGTATCACGATATGACTTTGATATTTTCTTTTGTTGAGAAAGAATAAACTCATCAGAAACAAAATGAAGAACATAAAGTTCGGTACTTATATTTACCGTTGTTCTGGAACTTTGTTTGTAAACTCTAAATGATTTCTTAATTGTTGCTTGATTTTCTGTTTTTCCCATCTCAATCAAAAGAATTTCTGATCCATCAAAAGATAATTTGTTAGATAGTCCTTTAGCATCTCTTATAAGAATACTTCCAGTCATGCACGGATTAAAGATGCTGTCAAAAATATTCAATTCTTCAAACATACCAGTCAAATCAATGATACCAATTTTGGTTACCAATGCAAGACCATCTTTTTTAACCGTATATTGTGTTGATTGTATAACGCTTACATCAGACATTACTAATTACCCTAACAAACTCTTGATCCACTACTGGAACATATTCACTCTTTAGAATTTTTATATCTCTTTTAGCATCATTTTGTTCAACTTCATAATCATAGAAAGACATTCTACTTTTTGTGATTGATACGGTTAAAGTATTTCCATCCGATAAAGTATAGTTTGCGGTTTCTTCTACAAGACTAATATATTCTTCTTCGGTTATTTGTATCTTATCTATTGTTTTTTCACCAGTAACGGGAAATAATCTTGTTTCAATTTTATAGAAAGAATGATTGTTAGCTATGGCCCATTCCAATCCGTCTCTTTCTTTACCAGTTTCATAGATTAATGATTCGCCGTTTTCGGCAACAAATAGATTACCATCTTCATCCGTTATTTCAATCGTTTCTGTTATCCAATTGTTAGCATATTTTGAACGAATAGCCTCATTCAAAATTCTTTGCTCAAGAGGCCAATCAGTCTTAACATCAAAGATGTTGTTCATCTTCAAAATGATCCAATGTTTTTCTGATCCGCCATAAAATTTATTGGCCACAATTTCTGGCGTTTCTCCGTCAGGTACCGTATACTGATAGTATGAAATAGAATTCTCAGTAAGACTTTCATCAAACGAAAAACTAGCAGTTAAATTTGTAACTGTGTCAAGAGAATTTGAACCCTCTAAATTATAGACGGTTTTGGGAAAGTATCTAAAGTATTTTGCCATTTAGAAGGATCTATCTTTTTCAAATTGTCTTTGTTTTGAGATTAAGCCAGCTTCGTCTTGAAAATTAAATTTTGTCATAATTTCTGTTTCCTTGAATGATAGATCCATTCTAATTGCAGTTGGCATACCAGTGGCACCAAGTTGAGGAGAATTGTCTCCTGGTGTTTCAAAAGTATGAAATCCATTTGGTGCATAATCCATATCTATTGACATTAAAACGCAAGTTGAAATTGTCGGTATATTTGGATTGATTTGACCGTTATAATAAAATTCAATGTCAAATTCGGATGGTGGAACCAAAAAATAACCAGCAGTTCCAGTTTTAACTTCTGGTGCTTGATGGAATTTTAATCGTTTAATTAATTTTTGTATCTCAAGTGCTTCTTGCTCACTTCTTGGATAAAACATAAAGGAAAATCTAAAATCTCTAAAACTTGGAGTTGTATAAATTAATTCTAATTGTGGATTTTGTGTAAGTCCTGTTGCACCAACAAATGCGGCTGTAGCCGCTTTTGGTGAATCTATTAATCTATTAGCTAAAAGTCCTGATGCAAGTTTTTGCAGAACAAAGGGAGATAAATTTCTTCCTTTCTGTGTTGGATCTACACCACCTTCTAATCCAACTTTTCCAACTGCGCCCAATAAAGCTGCCGTTTCTGAACCCAAATCTAAATCAGAATATCCTTGAGTGTGAGTAAAATTTAAAGTATTCGGCATATACAATGCGATACTATCGGTAGTTCTTTTTGTTGTTCTCAAAAAATTAACTGCGTTTAAAGAGCCCAAACTTTCGCCAGCGCCTTGAATTGCGCCTTTAAGGATGTTAGTACCATCTGAAACTCCATTCTTAACTCCGTCAGGAAGCATGGCTTGTATCCAAGTCAATCCTTCGTTGGCTGTAGAAGTAACAACATTAACTACCTTATCACCCACAAAACTACCTAACTTATCTTGTGCGATTTGTGCGAGTTTGCCGGTTTCTTCTCCAAGAGTTTTGGCCGCACCAACAACAGAATTGAGTGTACCACCAGCATTGGTTGAATTTGTTTGACTAAAAAGTCCTTCTCTATTGCGTTGTATATTTGAACGAGGATCACTAGCAAAATTTGCTGGATACTCAGTTTTATCCTGAACATTGATATGAATAACCATATAATGCCCTTTGTCTACCGATCCAATATCAATAGGATATCTCAATATATTTTGACCAAATGATTCTCTAGGCAAAGGTCCGATTGTCCTAGCGGCTTGCTCTTTATAAGTTATGTCGGATAATGTGAAAAGTGCCATGTTGATCCTGAAGTTTTACTACATATTTATATGTCTTATGGAACTAATTCTTACAAAGGTAAGTTTACCCCACAAAACCCGAAAAAATATAACGGCAATCCAGATAACATAATCTATAGGTCATCCTGGGAACTGCGTTGTATGAAGTGGTTTGACGATAATCCGAACATCATTTGGTGGTCATCGGAAGAATTGGCTATTCCATACTACAGTCCAGTTGACCAACGAATGCACCGCTATTTTCCAGATTTCATCATCAAAGTCAAACGAAAAGATGATACCATTATGACTTATGTAGTTGAGGTCAAACCAGAAGCCCAGACCAAAAAACCAACACAAAAGCGTAAGACAAAGCAGTTTATAAAAGAATCCATTACATATGTTGTCAATCAAATGAAATGGAAAGCAGCCGATGAATTCTGTCACGCACATGGCTGGCAATTCAAAATAGTTACGGAAAAAGATTTAGGCATTTAATCTGTAATAAATACATTTATGGCTTACTTAATGGACAGAATCAATCAGCAGTTGCAAAAGACTGGTTATACGGCTCGTAGTAGACAAGCCCGTGATTGGTTGCGTTCCAAAGTTGGCGAGTTAAAGCCAACGCCTCAAAAATTAATGCAGGACCGTGAGAGACAGACAACCTCACATTTTATCGGTCACATGTACTATTTTTATTATGATCCGAAAACGAAGGATAAGTTGCCATATTACGACAAGTTCCCATTGGTT